CGATCTATTTGTAAACAATTATTTCTCATGACTTTATCTCCTATTTTTTAGTCGTTAATATCTTGTTTCATCTTTTTCAACGGCAGATCATTCTTCGTAAGCCCAATAGCGGATCAGGACAGTGCCATCACCGCCGTTACCGTAAGTACCACAACCGCCACCACCGTAACCGCCACTTTTTCTATTGCCATTTCCAGTTCCGCATCCTTTGTCGTAATCGGATTCTCCCCCCATGCCCTCATTTATATTTCTGTCTGAACCACCACCTCCGGCATTTCGTTTCCCAGTAGGTTCGCCAAAATCGCGGGTTGTATGCCTTTGACCCTTTCCTCCGCCATATAGGGAACCAGCTGGATAGAGAGAGCCATTTTCATTGCGGCTGCCGATTCCGTTAGATCCATCAGAACCCGCTTTAGCCGTATCTGAATCATCTCCTGCTCCGCCACTTCCGCCATTGCCACCAGTATATGCTCCGGCATTACTTCCGCCTGGATAACCATTACCCGCACCATTTCCGCCATTAGCTCTATAACTTGAATTTAAGAATTGAGAGTATCCACCGTTGGGGGCAACTTCAGAATACCCTCCAATTCCTCCTTTCCCAACTGTTATCGGAATTGACTGACCCGGTGCAACAGAGATAGCATCACCGTCTCTCCATCCGGATGTATCTTTTTTGAAGGTTTTAGTATAGCCGCCACCTCCACCGCTTCCATTATGTCCTGCACCCCCTCCTCCGACAAGAAACACATCAACCTCCCTACATCCTTTAGGTACGATCCAGGTATAATTCCCGGCAGGATAGAACCTCTTGGTGAACAACTGCAACTTCTTCCGTCCCATCATCGACCGTCTCATCTACGCCCTCCTTTCTTACGATAAGAGGTCGTAACTTCTTTATTTATAGAGCATTTACCCCCCCCCCCGTTTAACTTTTAATAACATAACCTGTTTCATTGCTTTACCTCCTGTACAATTGTGGGCAAGTCTTTCAAGTCGTTCGGATAACCTGTAACGGTTGTCAGAATGCAGAGATAGATCACACCGTATTGTTCATAATATTTGTCTTTCTCGAATGCCATACCCTGCACGTATGGAATAGGATCATCAAGCGTGCCTGCGTGCTCAGCTTCAACGATCTTATACAGTGAAGCAGTTTCTATGCCCGGTTTCCAATCGGCTTGCAGCTTGTGCTTTTGTATCACTTCAAACAAAGTGTCGCTTTCTCCTTCCACTACTCGAAGCCGGAAGCCTATTTCAACTTCCTTGCCAAACTCCGCATCTTTCTCACCCCAAATGGGGAATAAGACCTGCATCTCCAACGCTTGGCTGGCTGTGAGAGACACGCTGTTCATCATCGCACGGGCAAAGGTCACTGCCTGCGCTTCCGGGGATTTAGCGATTGCCTTATCTGCTTTAGTTTGCAAGGCTGCCGTTGTTGTATGGATCATTTCAGGATAGCCTTTTACTATGATAGCTTCGACCTCCTCGGCTGTTTGGGCGGCATCGATACGGGATAGCAAGCCGTCTGTCACCTTGGCGCACTGCTCCGAATAGTCCGCTATTTCGTCAAGAGCAACCGTTAAGATATTCGAGGCGTACAGATGACCGCCTACTTCGACTTCTTCCTGCCGGCCACACTTGTCTTTCAGACGAAGCGTATCACCGGCATAGGCATCCTGTTCGTCGATGTAGTAATGATGGATGTCTTTGTCGTAGATTTCCTGCCGTTTGGCATCACGGGCACGCCAGAGCAGTTCTTCCGGTGTCGGTTCTGGTTCCGGAGCGGGCTGCATGTGCCAACACTCCAACGGGGTTGCATCCGGATGTTCGTTGTGGTACTGTTCCTGTTCTTCTGAGAGCGGAAGATAAGCCCCAACCTCATAATCGTCTATATCTGTACTTATGAGATAGGAATCAGGAAGTTTTACTTTCGTTTTCCAAAAATTAATGTCTTTATGAATGTATATCATATTGCTATTCTTAATTGTGATAATATAAACAAATTATACCCTGTCCTCCTTTTCCTCCTTTACGTGACAGACCACCACCTCCTCCGCCACCAGCTCCAATGCCACCATTTCCGCCATTCGTAGGATTGCTTGAGCCTGAATTTCCACCATTTCCACCTGATTCAAGACCTGCCGCCCCACCACCTGCTCCAGACCCATCCGAACCAGATCCGTTCGAGCCTTTCCCCGAAGTTCCACCTCCTCCAAATAGGCCAATAGGAATAAGTACATTGTTATATTTATATCCTGTACCACCTTGATAAGATTGACTATTTCCACCTTTATAACCGCCCATACCATCTGCATTACTTACACTGTTTCCACCGGTCATTCCTGACGATGAATTTCCATTACCCGACATAGATGCGCCTGAACCACCAGCATAACCGTAAGAACCATTCCAATAACCAGGAGAGCCTCCACCATTATTACAAATCGCGATATCGGAAGATGGGTTTTCTACCAACTTTGATAGAATGGTATATATACTGTCTGGTATTTTAGAGCCATTACCAAGCCCTCCTGCTCCCTCACTATTACCTCTTTGCCCTCCAGCACAGATTATCGTATCCCCGTTTATTTCAAGAGTTGTACTATCCCCATCAGTTTGTGCATTTACAGGCTTTGCAATTTTACAAGTCAAAGTTTTCGGTAGCAAAGAGATTTTTATATTACGAGCAAATGCTATTGTTCCAGAAGCTCCACCGCTACCACTGTTTGTGCCACCTCCGCCGCCACCTCCAACGATTAGCAAATCCACAAACTTATATTTTTTCTCTATTATATAATTCTGTTGGATACCTAAAGGACTTACCAGCTTTACCAATTTAGGCACTGTATTATATAGATTACCTGATATCAATCTACGTTTCATCTCTTCCTGTTTTGAATTATACCCTAACTACTATTATCCCGTGTTCTTTCTTCAAGGATACACCTGTCGGTTTCCCGTTCGGTAACGTTACACTTGATTCCTCGGACTGCCAGCCAGAACCATTAGGGACCGGTTGGTCAAAGTCCGACCCGGAACTGTTCAAGATCGACAGATAGAATTCCTGCATTTCCGGTACGCTGGCGATATCGGCAAAGTTGATCGCTTGCGGGGATTTGCTTGTGTATTTGAAGCGAAGGTTATACGGTGATGACGGAAGAGCCGCCAGAGACTCGACATCGACATACTCTTTCAACCTCAAAGAGTCCGATACCTTCGTTTTCTCTTCATTGCTGTAATTATTGTCGGTATGGACATAAGCAGCGTCCTTGACCGTATGGTCGTCATTCTGTAACTGGGATAGCCTTGTCGGAATCGCCTGCTGGACGTTTGTGATGCTCTGGTTCAGCCCGGCAATGATCCCTTGCAACGTCTGTGTGTCCTCTACGTTGGCAAGAAAAGCGATGATCTCGTTAAATGACTCGATGGCACTCGATGCGTCACCCGAAACGAGCGTGTTGACCTGCTGCTGCAAGGCTGTCAGCGCGTTCCTGATTTCCGTGTCGTCGTAGCTTTCCCCGTCCTGTCCTTCGGCTACCACACCCGTATCCTCTTCGCCTATTTTCCAATGCTTGGTTTCCGGATCGATCGAAGGAACCGGGGCATCGTTTCCCCGAAGGTTCGGGGTGTCAAACTTACCTTCAGCCGTCGTGATCGTCAGGATATAGGTCGTGGCATCATTCGTTTTAACTGTGACCTTCACCTCCTGCATGACGGCCGGCAACTGGGCAAACGTATGAACGCCATCAGCCAGCTTCATGTTGAATTTACCGTTTTCCAAACGTTCAAATAACCAGACTGATGTAGGGTAGACGGTTGCGTTATCGGCCCATTCGGCGGTCGTCAGTTCGATCTGTTGATAAATAAATGCACCTTTCTTACTCATTGCTTAAATATCCTTGTTTTATCGTTCGTACTGATTCATTGTAATAATTGGCTCCTGTCAGATAAACATTACCGGGCAAGGCTGTACCGCTGCCGGATTCCTGCCACGAGGCTTTTCCCCCGGCAAGATCATAAAGCCGGTAGAATACATATTCGCCATCTTCCGCTACACGCACATCATCACCGATACGAAAATTGATGGTTGTACCGTCGGTATTGACATAGCTCAATGTATTTTCGTCCGGGATAGCCTCCAACGTCGGGATCTCCGGTTTGTTCTTGATATAATTGGGCGATTCCTTTCCTGAGAGCCAATCAGGGCGAATACCGGAAACGATCCCTTCTGCAGCCTCGGCGGCAGTGTTGGCCCGATCAGCTGCCTCATTGGCTTTTTGAATAGAAATCTCTGTACTTGTTTCCCGTTTGGTTTCTTGACTTTGACGAATTTCCTCCTGGTTCTGGCGAACCACTTCCGCCGCTTCCCGCTCTTCTTCTGATACTCCACGGACTATTTCAGCCGCTTCCCGTACGGCTTCGGCCTTGATACGTTGCTCTTCGGATAAAGTACGAAGCGATTCAGCCTCGACACGGACTGATTCCGACTCTTTGCGTATGCTCTCGGCCTTCGTCCTTTCAACTTCTGTTTCCGTTCTTGTCTGTTCCGCCCTTACCCGACTGGCTTCTACCTGAACGCGAGACGATTCAGATTCTATCCTTGCTGTTTCGGCTTCCTTGCGCAAGTTTTCAGATGTATTTCGCTCACTCTCACTTGTTTTGCGTATGGTTTCAGCTTCCTTACGGACCGTTTCCGATTCCTTGCGTTCTGTTTCGGCAGTTTGTCGCTCTGATTCATTGCTTCCGCGAAGAGCTTCCGCCTCGGTCCGTTTCGTCTCGGAATCCTTACGGGCAATCTCGGAAGTGGAACGTTCCTGCTCAGCAGCAACCCTTTCGATCTCCGCTTCTATACGTGCTGCTTCCGCCTTGATTCGCTCCGCCTCCTGTTCACAGACTTCCACGTTCGTTTGTTCGGTAGCCTCGGCGGCCGCATTGGCCCGGTCCGCCCCGGCATTGGCAACTTCGGCAGCTTCCAGTGCCGGAGCCTGGAACTCGGTCAGTACATCATCCGGCAATTCATGCCAAAGCTCTGCAATCTGGTCTTTCGTCAAGTCCGTAAAGTGCCAGCGAAGATCATCAATGGCAATTAACGACCGCCAGGACGTATCTTCCTCGCTCTTATATTTCCACTCCAAACCGGTGTCACCTTTGCGAAACTCCGGGGTTTCGCCCGCGTCACCTTTCAAATAGGACAATTGTATCAACGTCTTCCATTCGGACGGTTCGCCACCGGAAACACTCACCTTACGCCACTGGATGGCCGTTCGGTCCGCATCGACCTGGAACTCGACATCATGACCGTCCACACCTTTCAATATCTCAACGGCTACGCGGACCAGCTTGTAACTTGCTCCCAGGGATTGCAGGACGGGAAGTGACGTTATACCGGAAAGGCTCTTTACTTCCTCCCATTCGCCTGGATCCTTCGAATTGCTCGATATGAGCTTTTCGACCTCGACCGCGATCTTTCGTAAGTCTTCTATCGTGAGTGTCTTACCGTCCGATGTAATTATATCGCCTACTGCCATACGTGTTCCATTTTTTATTTAAAGTTCATTCCGCATCCGAAACCTGTACCGTCATTTGCTTCTTTTCCTGGAGCTTCTCTATCAGAATAGCAACAATACTTTTTTGTTCTTCACCCGTCAATGCATCCGGATCAGAAAGCGACAAGGTCAGACGTTTTCCTTCCGAGTAGTTCATATACCCTACCTGTTTGTCGTCCTTCTTTATGTAAGAGACAAACGAATGTTTGTTTTCCGAGAGGTCATGGGTTGCCATATATTCGGCCGACACATTACCGGATTGGACTGTTCCGTTTGATGTCAATACCTGTGTTTCCATATGCCTACTTTTTTTCTATCAGTTCTACAATCTGTCCATATCCCCCCGGATTGAGCACCGCAGCGGCCTGCTTAACCAAAGCTGCTTCCTCGGCCGTCAGCTCCACTACGCCTTTTGCCTTGGATATCTTGCAATACAATTCATAGGAGGCAAGCTTCTGTTTCGCGACCATCTCGGCATCCGACGACGGACGGATAAAATCCCCGCTGAAAAGAAGCAGGCTTACCGTTTCATCTATCATCTTGGCTTTTTCTTCCTCGCCTTTTCTTTCTTTTATCTCTTCCCCGTTCCAAGCTTTGAACGGCACATGCAAATTCAGTTTCATAAATTTCTATTTTTTTGAGATTAAAAATTATCTGTATTAAAATCAACCGAACGTGGCTTTGTACAAGCAACAGCTATGCCATTGTCAAATACAAACCAAGTATCGCTGTTATCTATTCTATAAGCCCCTTTTAAGCCCCCTCTCACATTCCCTTTCGGACTCTTGGTGAAATATCCATCTGAATAGATATAGCCATCAAACCAAGCAGCCCAAACAGTGTCTCCGGATGGGTAAGAAGGAGATTGTTTGCTAGAACCATAAATCGCTGCTGAACCGGGAGCACGTCCTATCGCTTTCACTCCAAAACGGCCTTGTGTGGACGCTCCAAATGCGACATCAACCAATCCGTCATTATTATTACCATAACCCATTTTTATAGTGCGGGATTTATCCCCGAAATAATCCAAACCTTCCCATACAAGACGATTATTTATTATCTTGAAAAGGCCAATCTGGCCACCGTTCGCCGTAATTGTCCCGCTAAACGTCCCGTTTTTGGCAGTCATATTTCCAGATCCGTCTATGCTGAAGCCACTATTAACAGTAGTATAACCTTCCAAATGTATCTGGTCTGCACCTATTGCGACCGTGCTTAACTGCTTGCCTACATATGTGGAAACATAAGCCTGAGTCACCAGCCCCCTATCGTTAACTTCTTCCGCAAAAAGCGAAGCGAATCCCGACTTGGTGATGAAACCAGAGGTCTTTACATATCGGTCCAAATTGTTCACGTCAGTCGTTACCGCCTCAATACTATCCGCCTGGATGTCGATCTGGCTTTGCAGTTGTTGTTTAAGACTGTTAGTCCCGTTTTGGTATTCTGAATAGGTCACACGGGCATTGATATCGTCCGCCATGATACTAAGCTGGCTGTCATAGCGGCTCGTGATCAATCCTTCGGAATCCTTGATCTGTTTCGTGCCCCATAGCTTGATCCGCTCCTCGCTCTGCTCTATGCCGGTGACAAGGTAGAGGAACGCGTCAGCCGCACTATCGTTACGGAGCGTCACGCCGTATATCAGTATTTCTCCTGTAAAAGCAATGTCGAAATCACCTTTCTCATCCCACATACCGGTATGGTAATAAAGGGTATAACCGCCCGAAGGAGGCAAACTTTCTTCTTTGTAAAGTTCCGATCCGGACACCCCGGCACGCAATGTACCTGCCCTTAATACCCGGTAATGGAAAGAGAAAGAATAGGTGTATTTTCCATCCTCGCTCGGATTGGAATGCATCGGGATATCCATTAGGTCGTTTGCCTGACCGACACTACTGTTCAGAATCCTCAAGACACGACGGTTTCCGTCACGGTACATACCAACATACGTTTCTTTATCCACATAGAAAGAGGACGGCAGCCAAAGCCATCCATCTTTGACTGGGATGTAATGCACCAGGCTCTTCGTATCCCAATAATAGGTGTTGGATGCAAACGAAGGGTTCCGGAGGATATTCCCCTTTTCCCCAGATATATCATTTCGTACACCCTCTATCTCGCTACGGAGCTTGCCTTCCATCACTTCGAATGTCTGCTCAATGGTGCTTCCGTCTTCCAGGTAATAGGTGCTATGCTGAAAGATACCACCATTAATATAGATGCCATGCCCTGTAAGGGTACGCCCGTTGACCGTCAGCCCCCCCAGATTCCCGATGCGGACCTTCGTATTGTCGGCTATGAGTTGCGGACTGGTTACTTCATCGAGCACATCTATATAAGGAGCATAATCGTCGGAAGAAGTCAAATAGATAAGCCCCTGGCGATTCTTCTCCTCAAGGTTACCCATACGGAACGCCACGTCACCTGCCTTTGGCACGCTCCCGCCCTCGATCACTTTAAGGTCGAACCTCTCCGATGTCACGTTTTCCACTTCGGCAAACAAGTAACGGATTCCACCTTTCCCGTCCCGTTGCTGGATACGAACAAGGTCACCATCCCGAAGATTCATGAACATTTCGCCCCCCATATCGTCCATCTCACAGCGATAACGACGTGTTCCGAGCGGAGTGACCGTCTTTATTTTGTTAAAATCTGACACGATATGGGAACCGTTCAGCCCCAACACTTGGGAATAAACCAGCTCGTAGACTTTAAATGTCTTCCGCACCGTCCAGTTGTCCACCGTACCGGAAGCTGTAGGCGAATCAATACGCCAGCCATAACCGAACATACCGGAAGCAAAATCACGGCTGCCTATGGAGTTACCTATAATTGCATCCGAACGGATCACAGCCGATTCACCTTCAATACCACCATCAGCCGTAATTTTCCAACCATTTCCCCCTTCAATACCGGTCAAAAAGTCAGGTGAACCGATACTTTCATGAAATCGGATGTTTCCTAATGCGTAATCGTCTATATCTTTACGGATAAACATGCCATCCATTTCTATAATGGCACCACGTATAGCGTCTTCTATCTCCTTCAGTGCCCGAAGTGCCGTAAAAGCATTCGTATCCGATGGCCGGATATCATCGTTCAGCTTTATATGATAAATACCACTACCACCAGTCCCCGGAGTACCGATACTCGCGATTACTTCTGGCTTAATTTTAAGTATAAGATTATCATTTTCAACCTCATACAACAAATCACCCTTATCTTCATCTAACTGATATCTCATTGTATTTTCGGAAGGACTTGAACTGCTATTTTCAACATTTGCTCAGCGACATTAGGCATCTCGAATATATTATATACCAAATAAGCACAAGCGTAACAAATCGCGAGCATTAATGATTCACCGTAATTCGAAAGACTATCATCAGATGAGTCCGTCATGCTTTTTACATAATTGAAATATTGTAATTCACCGGATGGAAAACATTCTATACACAGCCCTGTCCTATTATGAGCAAAAACGCATGAAGGTTTATTTACACCACTTCGGGTAACGGCATTGTGTTGAATCTTATAGTCTTCACTTCCAAATGGAGAAATTCTCTGAACCTCTCTTTTCCATCCCGAAAGACGCAGAGACACAAAACGTAAAAAATCTTGCGGTAAAGGAATTACCGTACAACCTTCACTACTTGTTCCGCCAGATGTCATATTTCCGGTGTTCAACAAAGCAATAGAGACATTTTCATCCTGTGCTATGAGATTTATAGCATCAGGTATAACAGATTCTATATACTCTGCCAGCTTTACTGTATCTTCTGATAACAATGAGAGATTTTCTTCCTCACCTATCTCATTCATTATCGCTCTGGTTTTATCTATTATACCCTGCTTTGTCATGATTATCTCATATTAGGGAATGATACACTCTTTTTCTTGGCCGCTTCTTTTACATCCTGTTTACTCTTCAGAGAATCTAACTGGACACCATGCTTGGTGACTAACACGTTTATAGCATCCTGAACACGCGTAATGTAATTATACTCTTTTACCTTACCGTTGCTTGCTACTCTCTCTTTAAACTGCATAGGCGAAATTACTTCAAGAAAGAAAAGCTCACCATACCTTGGGTCTGACTCTATTGCATCTTGCAACCGTTTGTCAGAAGTTACAAATCTCGCAGATACCCGTGATACCCCAGATGGAACACCTCCTGTAAATTCAATACGTCTTGGAATACCACCTACATTAATAATCGTCGAAAGTTCGGCAGACGATGTACCATATATTTTCTTATACATAACCTTATCTCTATCTAAAAAGGGAGAATCTAAAAAATGCAGAATCCCCCTTTTCTAATTAAACATTAATTATCAGGCTCCGATATAGACATCTCCATCATACTTTACCCATTTTGTCCCATTCCACTGAGCCAACATACCGGCCTTCAACTCATCGTTGGTTCCAGTCGATGCGACATCCTTCTTCAAGTACAGGATAGCGCCTTCCTTATTTCCCTCACTTGGCAAAGTCGCACCATCATTTGTTTTTGCCTTTACAAGATCTGGTTCCGCATCATTGAAACCGGACGTGTTCGGCTTGATCAGCAGATGACTGTATCCTTTCAACGTTAAACAGTCTGTCTGAATCGTAACATTGCGTTCAGCAGCTTCGCCCTGCGTTTCCATATTGATATTCCGTCGCTCCTCCTCCATTTTGTAGAGAACCAACATATCAAGATCAAGACAAATACCGATCTCCGACAAACCAACTTCGTCCAGAATAGGCAAATGGACAACATTCATCGTTCCGAAAGAGCTTTCGAAGGCTTGGAATTTGATACCCCATTTCTCTCTGGATTTCACGTTAATATCTTTCGTCAACGTGTAATCGACTTTCATCATATCTTCCAACAAATCCTTGCCGACACCTACAAAGGCTTCCTTGCTTCCGTTGTTACCGGTAAATTTCATTTTGGTAATACCGATAAAATCCGCAAAGCTGAACTTACCTTTCGTATATTCATAGTGTTTCTTGATGGACCACATGATACCCTCCTGAAAATACACGTTTTCAATTCCACGATTCGGATATTGCGCATCCTTGATCGCGATCTTACCCTTGATACCCAGCAAATAGGACACTTCGCATTTGCGACGGAATTCCCAAAGGTCATTTTCCATCACATCTTCCTTATCCCAGGCCACCTTTTTCTTTACATTCTCAAAATATTCGGTAAACTTGGTGTTGGACATCTTCCGCTGCATATAGACTTCGCGAGGCGTAGGCGCCTGATTGGTCGGAGGACAGAACAACTGGCTTTCGCTGCCGGCCTTGGCCATACAATACAAGGCCGTGCCCTCCGGAATAGAAGGGACATAACATTCCACGTCTGCCGGGTTTTGCTTTTTCCCATTAATGGCTACAACTACTGGAAGCCCCGACGAAGCATCCAGTGCCACAACATAAAGCATCAGATCCACACCGGGAGTGACCGTCGAACCGTCGCTTGCATAACCGTCCACTCCACGAACGTTGATTGTGTCATATACGTTAAACACACTGCCGTCCGCTGCATCAATAGGCAATGCTACACGTTTTTTACTTGCAGACTCCGTATGTTCAGCGTTCGTGATACAAGTGATACGGGAAGCATCGATATTATAATGCTTGACAACATAATTCGTTTTTCTCTTTTTCTTTGCCGCTTTTCGGGCAATCGTGTCAATCGGAAAAAAATCAGGACGGAATTTCGCAATATCCTCGTCTATGTCTTCAGCTATGATATCGCCCGTTTCACCACCTCTTTCCAAAGTGGTCACAGAAGTATCCTGCCCTCCTAACTGTGTTTGCAAACCCTCATGGCCTTCCGTAGCCGTACCCCCTTCTGGTGCTGGCGGAGCAACAGTCACCCCTTCAGCCATAAGGACAGATGCATCTCCAAACGCAATCCCAAGAATCATTAACACCAAGGATAAAATAAATCTCTTTTCGTTTCTCACATAATTTACAAATTTTCCCATCGCTTTACTTATTAAAAATTGATTAATCATTCCATACGCTCGACTTGTAAGAAGGCTTTTTTTCGGCACGTTTAACCGTTGAAGCGGTGCTTGCCCCTAATCTTGGCAATCCGTCACCGGCATTATCCTTTCTCATCCTGTCAATCTTTTGATTTCTCCCTGCAACAACACCAGACTGAAAGGATTCTTCAATATCTGTCTTATAATTCATGGCATTGTACAACATTTCCAACAGTTCGGTAGTGTAGTTCCCTTTGAAAATGGGCTCAAGTATCCGGCTGTAGGCACTGTCAAGAAATTCATCGATATCGATTTTTCTGGATGTGGCAAATTCATCCAGAACCGGTAAACTTGCTTCAATATTTACATCGTATTCCTCTTTGCTTTTACGCATGGATTCCAATTCCTCCATACGCTCTTTCTCGGCATTCTGCAAATCATTCCACTCGTCCGAACCTTCTTCTGCTCCCAAAATATCCTTTCCGAAATATCGTACAAGAGCCGAAGTTGCCCCCCTTTTGCCGCCAGCCATGTCCGAAAGGACTTGTGCAAGGCGCGGATCTTTTGAAAGTATTTCGGTCATGCGCTCCTGTGATTCGTCATTCTTTTGCCGATAATCAAGCATGTCAGAATAAACAGAGTCTTCGTCTTCACCGTAAGACTCTCCCATACGAGAACGCATATAATCCAAATAAACCTGTTTCTTGGAAGGTTTATTTGTCGCCCCTGAAGATTCCACAGGTACTTTTTCTTCTTCGTTTCCTACATTATTATCCATGAAATAATATTTAAAGTATTACTTTAGCAAAGTAAAGACATTATTTTGTGGTTTAATATGTTATAATGTTATATATTTGAGCCATTATAACAAACCAAAGCATTTTTTCATGGCAAAAACAGAGAACTGGCAAAAAAAAGATGATGTATTTAAGGCATACGAAAGGGCAATAAAAGAATTGGGGGATGTCGCACGCCGGGTTCCCAAAAATACGATCATAGAAAAAGCGATGTCTTATCCGGCTCCAAGGTATTACATCACCTTAGAAGTCGCTATCAGAAACATATCGCTTATGTATAGAGGGATACAACCGGACATGTACAACCCCATGAAAATAGACATGTACGACAGTATTTTCAGGAAATTTGTTGCAAAAGGGCTAAAATATCCGGGATATAGCTATTTGGAAACCATCATCAATAATGAAGCTCCTTCTTTCTATATCGAAAAAAGGCAATTTGTACGCATTATTAATGACAAATTAAAAAGAAAATGATCCTGGTATTCATATTTATCCTTTTTTATTCCCTATCACGGTACTACGATCTAAGCGATTACGGACTGTCCTCCGGATTCCGATATTGGCAACTGATTGCATACAATTTCATACATCTGACCTTTATGCACATGTTCTTCAATTCAATCGGATACCTGATATATAAGCCGGTGATTGCAGAATATTATGGACGCAAAGCCCCAATTATAGTAATACCAATATCTGTAATCCTGTCTTCTGCAATCTTTTGCTCTGAAAAACCGACATTCGGCGCATCAACCATCATATTTTCCATGATCGGCATGTATTTAAGCAAGATATGGCAAGATGGACATTCGAAGCGACAGAAATATACAATCATGCTGCTTATAATGTTAATAATGCAGTCAATATTCGGCTATAATGTCATTAATTGGAAAATACACATTTCAGCTTTAGCAATCTCATTCATTTTATCTCGATTATGCACGACATTCACAATGATTTCGAGATCGAAAATATCTTGGAAGAAAACAGAAAAAGACACGAAATAATAAACGCACCATACAATCCAGTCACCGGTCTTGGCGCCGTAGGGGAACGAAAAAAGATTTCAATAAAAGACTCCCCTATTGGCGATATGTATTTACCGGTTGAATTGATAAAAGAAAACCTGTTTATCCGTAGACTCGCCAAATACGGATTCAAAGGATATATTATCCGATTTATTAAAGAAGTGGAGTATTCCGAAGAAGCCCTAAACCAGCTTTGGATTGAATTTATAAAATATCGGATAATATACGATTTTGAATACTGGGCCTATTCATTCATCTTTATAAAAGATAAAGTGAGCCCAAAAGATATCCCATTTAAACTAAACCGTGCGCAAAGAAGAGTACTGAATAAACTTGAAAAACTACGAAAGGCCGGAAAGCCTATCAAGTTTATCCTCTTAAAAGCACGACAGTGGGGAGGATCAACACTCGTCCAAATTTATATGCTTTGGATAATGCTCGTACACCGTCGAAACTGGAATACCGTCATTTGTGGAGATGTGGAAACACAGTCAAGAAACGTTCGGGCAATGATCACAAAGGCTTTAAACAAATACCCTTCTTATCTGCTTGGAGAAACGGTTAAATTCACACCCTTTGAAGGTTCAAGCAAAAACAAAGTCATTCAAAACACAAATTGTGTTGTCTCGATCGGATCTTTCCAAAAACCCGATACACTTCGAAGCGGTGACATATCAGGAGCTCACCTAACCGAAATTGGACTTTGGAGAGCTACACCAGGCAAAAAGCCGGAGGACCTTATCCAGTCTATATCCGGTTCCATTTATGATACAGCATATACGATTTTAGGGTTGGAAAGTACGGCAAAAGGCGTTGGTAATTTTTTTCATCGTACATGGCAACAGGCTGTCAAAGGTAAAAATAACCTGCTCCCCATTTTTGTAGCATGGTTTGATATTGATATTTATTCAATCCCTATTGATAACCACGAAGAGTTTATCCATTCTATGGACGAATACGAATGGGACCTTTGGAAACTGGGAGCTACACTGGAAGCTATTGCTTGGTATAGAGAAAAAAAGAAAGACATGAAAGATATTTGGCGTATGAATTCTGAATATCCAAGCACTCCAACAGAAGCCTTTCAATCTACCGGCCGACGACGTTTCCGGCTTTCAGACACGCTCAAACTACGCGAAACTTGCATCGATCCTATTTTTCATGGTGAAATTTCAGGTTCGGAAGAAACGGGTGTAGAAAGCCTTCAGAATCTTCGGTTGTCAAAAGAAGAAATAGGCTGCTTGTCCATTTGGAAAATGCCGGATAAATCAAAACGATATCGAAATCGTTATATTGTCGTTATGGATGTAGGGGGAGTTTCAGATGAAGCCGACTACACGGATATCACCGTCTTTGATCGCTATTGGATGATGGACGGAGGCATCCCGGAAGTGGTAGCCGAATGGCACGGCCATATCGACCATGATAAAGGCGCTTGGAAGGCTGTACAGATGGCAACATTTTATGCTGACGAGGAGGATGCTATGGTTGTAATAGAAAGTAACACGCTTGAAACAGAAGGCACGGAAGGCAATAATTTCGAATACATCTTAGACGAGATAGCAGGGCATTACTCCAATCTCTACTGTCGCACCCCGGCCGACCAAATCAGACAAGGCGCCCCAGCAAAATGGGGATTTCACACCAACACATCAACCAAGCCTATGGTTATCTCCCATCAAGCAAAAGCAATACGGGATTCTTTATACATCGAAAGATGCGAGGAAGCCGTAGACGAACACGACACATTTGAAATCAAAGAAGATGGTAAAACAATGGGAGCTGTTGAAGGAATGCATGATGACAGACTCATGACTCGTGCTATCGGCGTATGGATCTGCTATCGGATAGGTCTTCCATTTGCCGTAAATACCCCAATAGCTACACCAACCCGTAAAGTCATATCGGAAGCTACAATATGAAACGAGGCAAGATCGGAAATGATCTTGCCTCGTTATTTAAAATTATGCCCGGATTTGACCTATGACCTCAGAAGGAATTCCCTGAAGTTGCGCCATACGACCTTCCTCTTGGGCCTGCAACATCTCCGCTTCATCCCGCTTAATACTTTCCAAGATACGTTCAGCAAACGGAAGCGACGAATTTTCAAGCAATTGCTTGACATTTATTGCCTGATTTTTGTAAAGCTCCATCAAGAACTCATTCATCACCATTTGATAAACCGGAGTATTAGAACCTTCCGTAATATAGACATCTATTTCTGAATCTTGCACCTTTTCCGGATCATACCATTTACTTTCTTTCGAATAGTCCGATCCGGCAAGGTCTATATATCGAGCAGAAGTATAAAATTGCTGAATCGTCTTCATTACTTTATTGTCTCGCTTCTTTTGAAAATTACGAAAAGAATCAAGCAAGCCTTTAACATTCATACTTGAATTCTGAACCTGCTGGGCATAAAGCGAAGATGGCGTATTAGAAGATGGCGTTTGGCCTTGCATTGCAGAATTTACACCAGAAATATCATTGATAAGTTTCAATTGTAAGTTCAATAGTTCGTAATCTCCGGCAACAGCCGCAGATCCGTTATATTGATGAACGATATTCTGTATATTCTGGCCCTGTTTAAGACGAACAAAAAGCACACCATTATAACGCACATATTCATCTACAATCTGCTCCCGGCTCATTCCCTGAAAAGCATCTTCATCCACAATGAGAAGTCCTTTCGCAGTAGACGAACGAATAAAATCGATCATCGTAAGCGTCCGGTTTATGTACTTTTGCTGATCAATAAAGTCATCAACAAAATTAAAGACTTTACCATTGACAAACGGATAAATGTTCAATATGTAATTATGCTCTTTATGCCAGTAAGGTGAACGCCCTTCCTGTAACACATCTCCGAACGGAGTCATGTAACGATAGTACCAATATTGCTCAATTGAATAGGTATATTCCACAAGAAGCACATCTTCCGGGTCCATGCCGTTAGCTAACGCTTCTTCCATACGCTGCTTATTTAAAACATCTATCGATTTTCTGTCGGAAAGATTGGAATACCACCATTCCCCACTCAATAGGTCACGGCAAAAAAGTGCTTCCCGACTTTCCTTTTTCCAAACAAGAATCACCCGGCAAAGATCTGGACGGGACGGCATATAAAAATCCATATTTTTGTTCTGGTCCCCTTGTAATCCAAACGAATCAGCCCAGGTAGCCCCGTTATGATCACCGTAAATCCGATAAATATCATCACAGGTTGTTTTATCACGGGCAAATGCGGCCACAATATCCGAAAGAGTCATATCATACATTTCCCCGATAATACGAAGATCCCATGTCCGAGGATCTTCTATATCCGTGTTGAAGAATAACCGATAAGTATTGGTTGGATAAACCCACACATCCAAATTTTGTTTAGCCGGATTCATGCCGTACTCTACCCGTTGGGCACATAACCCTGAAAGCATAAGATTCGTCAAACTTGCAGCATCCATTTCCGTCGTTTCGTTGATCTGATGGCAATACTCAATTGCAATGCTCATCATTTCTCCAATCTTACTTTCCCTTTTGTCCCTAACAACACAAACGGGCTTCGTTTGGTTATTTCGGAATTGTCCGTCGATATTTTTCAAAATCGGGCGAATGACATTGTTTTTCAAAGGCACTTTACCCTGCGATCGAATATATGCACTTTCTGTCACTTTCTTCCCACTTGCTGGATCAATAACAAGATCGCCCCATTGATCTTCAAATCCATACATCTGGGAACGTGCAGCCTTCTTGCGAACCTCACTAAGTCCCCACCAAGCATTTTCAGCCTCTTTCAGCACATCTGTAGCCTTTGTCAAACTAATAGCTGACCGGGTGCGACCACCCCGCTCCACTCCCGGTTTCAATCTACGGTTATAAAACTTTCTATTCATCTCCTATTTTGTCTAATTCGTTAATCATCATTTCTTTTGTCTTTCTCGCCTGTTCGTAAAGAGCTTTCTTTTCTTCTCCATCCATCAAGCGGGCCATATCATACATACTTTCAATCGCTTTTTTATAAAAGCTGGTCGTTTGATAACGTCGGTATGCACGACTATTGGCAAAGGATTTGTAATTACCCGACAGGTCCTTACCTCCTTCGAGCCCTTTACGGTACATCCTATCCCTACTCTGCATCTCTTCAAAGTCTTTCACGTAATGGTTATAGCGTTCGTTTGTATAATTACGCGGAACCATATTTTCTGTGTCATAGGTCAGCCCGCTCACAACTGGGATATTCCTAAGCTGCACATCTCCGGTTACTGCGCCTTCCACCGTTTTGTAACATTGAGCAATGGCTTTACCTACGCCACCTAAGTACTGTTCGAAAAGGTACTCTACGGCAGAAGGATTCAAAAGAGCATAATCCAATTTTCCTTTAGAGGCATAATCACCTCCCGACAGACTATTCAGCCGTTCGGAGGCTTTGATTATCGCTTTGCTGGTTCCAGTCGTTACCTTATGATATTCTGGAACATACTTATTAAACTCGTTGCGCCCCGTGATCCGTTTCCCGAAGTAGTTTTCATTGAAGAGATACGCCTCCGTAATTGGAGATATCATGTCCGGGGTAAATGTACGAGTGGCAGCTTCGACAAGATTGTCTGTCGCATTCGACTCAATACTAAGTGGAAGCACATCCATTAATTTACCCATGACATCCGATGTAAAGTCACGCCCCTTATATTCGCCTCTTGTATACTGTGCCGACATATCACCAAGCCCGAACAGCATTCGAAGCTCAACAGGAAGAGGTAAGAGTACATATTTCCCCGGTGCACCCATTATAGGCAGGATCAAATTATTCTGCCGTACATAATCTGGGATATCGTTATACTCGTCATCATCTCCGAAAAGCATTTTAGACAAAGTACTAACGGCAAATCCAAGCGTCGCCCACATAGCAATAGCCGCACCTGCTCGTACGGGATTATGCTTTGCCGCATGAGCAAAATTATGCGTTCCTTGTATAGCCGCATTAAAGAAATGAAAGAAGTTCTGCATATAAACCGCACCCATCGCACCGCTACCTCGTCGATTGAAGTTTACCGACACTTCTTTTGCTGCGTTGATACTTTGTAGTTCTGTCATTCCAGATTCTTTTGCTGTAAGATAAGTCGTAAAGCGTCCACCGTTTTCTACCACACCGTTCACCATTTCGAAGTATCCCCCAAGCACATTGAACACATCTTTGACACGGACACGGCCACCCGCGTTTCTATTCAACAGACGTTCCACCTCTTTCTTGTACTTATCATAACCGAATGTCGCCACGTATCCGGTCTTGCCGCCACCACGAAGAAACGCTTCGTATTCCAAATCAGTCCTTCCCCCTATTTCTACTTTGGCGATACGCCAAAGGGCCAGAGGATAGTTTTTAAGGAACCTTCCTTCGTAAGCTGCTCCATATTTTACAAAATTCATCGTGTTGGCATAGAAAAAATCACGTGCAAAGTTGCGGAGGATGAAATTAATATTGCGCGAAGTGTAATTCTGCATCATGAATTTACGCACATTGTTCAATCCTTTCAGAACCACATTATCAAGACTCGCTCTATTAATGCCATTGACTGCTTGAGAAACGACTGGATTCCCATTGATGTAAACCAATAGGTCACGTCCACCTTCTTTTACTCTGACGACATGCTGCTGCTCTTGCCAATCTTTGATCGGCACACCAAGGTTCAATACTTCCTGTTGCGTCTTAGCCTCACCTTTCTCCTGCAGTTCCTTCATCTTTTCCTCGAAATCATTAATGATACTTGCATTCGTTTCGGCATCCTCTGTCAATCCGGTTGCGGACACTGGCTCCCAAAGAGTACGACCTTCGGTATCAACACCGCTCTTTACATACCATTGTCTGGAAACGCTTGCCATGCCGGTCTTACTATTTCGGACCAAATTAGCAAAGCGAAGTTTCACAAGATTTTTATAACCCATCATTGTCGCGCTTTCGTAGTCGCTTGCAATATTCGCCAAGATGTCACCTGCCATAGAAGTACGCCCTTTTGCCTTTTTGATCGGATTGGAAACTATATCACGGTTACTATCTATATAGTCCCAGATATCGCCTGCAGTCGTTTCCTCCCACTCTTTCAAAGGAACGTAATATTCATATTTACCAGAAATACGATCACGGGATTCACGGCTGATCAGATTGCATTGATACATCTTCTCCAACGTGGCGCGGGTTGCTTTCCCTACTGCCTCCCAAAGTTTCTTCGTATCATTCTCCTTTTCAAACTCTTCGACAAACCGGCGAACAATATCTTCATCCATACCCTTTGTCTCCGCAGATAAGGCTTTTGTTATGGCGGTCAGCCCGGCAAAGTCCTTATTACCGATCGATTCAATAAGTTCGGGAGATGGCTGTTCTACTGATGCAAGTGCCTCACGACGCATTACTTCGTTACGTTCCAAACCGTGCTTTGCCTTCATGTAAAGATCAACCTTGCGTCGTTTATCCTTGTCTATATTCTTGCCATCTCTGGATAAGCGGGCAACCTCGTTCACTAAGGCGGCAAATTCATTCGCTTTGAAATGGTTCACATCATATTCTGCCCGTCCCTGCGTCGTATTCTCGTAGATATAGGCATCCTCATAATCTTTTACTTTGTGTCCCGTCTCTTTCTCTACAGCCTTTTGAAAGTCACGGATGTGAATCTTCTGGTCTTGGTAGCCTTCACGGAAACGCTTGTAGAATTCACGTGTCATAGCGGAAAAACTTCTCGCACCTTCCGATACTGCACCAATGGTCCGTATCATTGTTCTTCTGTCTTCCGATGGAGTATTAAGTATTGTCCCGCCATGCACCAAGGGATCACGGAACAACAATGTATCACGCATATTTCCATCTTTGGCCACTTTATGAATGATCGTAACAAGTGAATCACCTTTTTCAAGACGGTTCTTACTCTTCCATAACATATAAGCAATATCTTCATCCCGCATACGCAAATCGATTCCCAACGACCGGAAAAATCCGCGGATGGCCGATTTTATCTTTTGCCAAATGGACGGCTCGGATACACCATTTTCTGCAACAGAAGCCAAATACTCTTCCGTCGCGATCCTGAAGTCTCCCCCATAGCGGGAAAGTCCGGCACGGGTAACCTTACGGCGCACATCTTCCGGTAGGTTGCGATAGACAGAATCCATCATGTCGTCAAACTTTTCTCCTAATAGTCCGCGAAGCCCTTTATGCGCAACGACCTCGTGTAAAACGGTCGCTTGTGCGTCGGCGATGTTTTCAGCATTGGGCAAAACCAAATATACTTCGCCAGTTTCCATATCATACCAACCTTTGGACCCTCGTTTCTTCCGTTGAGTATCTTTGTCCTCGTCCGTGATATCGTTTATATCCCGGATGATGTGTATCGGAATATGTAGGCTACTTGCCAATTCATCAATGGCTGCCACCTGTGAAAACTTAGACGAGGTTTCCATTAAAGAATCGGAAGCACTGCGGAAGCGGACATTCTTATCGTCTTTACGATTGATATGAGACTGCGCTTCATCCTCTTCTCCGATATTAACGATATCGGTAGCAGTTTCAACAGTTTTATCCATTTCTGCATACTTGGCCTCCTTTTCCTGCAGCTCTTTTTTCATCAGTTCGGCATACTCTTCAAACTGTTTTTTCGCCTGCACCAGTTCATCCTTATATTCGAAAGGCTTACCTTCTCTCGACAAAAGCTGTTCCAATTCAGCCTCGTTATGCTTTTTACTATTCTTAGCAACTTCCAACCTGTTGGCATCATCTTTACCCGTAATCACATTCTTTACAATGTCTTCAATAGCATTTCGTAGTAACGATTGCTTCACAGGCACTGCCTCTAAATCAAGTTCGGGACAGGAATAGTACATTTTACGATGTACTTCTACAAACAAAGCACCACCGTCCCGATTCATTTCCTTTTGCAAAAAGGTTTTTACTTTAAAAGTGAAATTGCTAATCTGCACGGTTAATTCTCGTGTCTGATCACCGGCAATATCACCATCTTTTATCTTCTTGGCATCCGCAAGTATACTTTTATTATATTCTTTGAAAAAATCATCCATGCCTTCAACGGCCGTAAAATGATTTTTTCCAATAACAATCTCTTTGAACTTACCATCGGGAAATGAAGATCGAATATCAGCTAACAATTTGCTGTGTTTCTCAATACGTGCATCTGCGTCTTTAATCAAGCCTTTTAATCTTGGTTTAGCATTATGGATATAGGTTTGATCGGCTTCCCATTGCTTTTTTCTACTTTCATATTTGCGTACATTCTTTTCCGCATTATTTTTCAACATCGCATATTCACTTCCAGAGAGTTGGGCTATAGTATCACCGAACACATCCTCTTCCTCTTCAAGCACACGATTGGACATACTGTTTGTCATTACCTGTTTACCGTTCATGATGCTGTCGGCAATGGCTCCTTTCGTTTTCAAACGTTGGTATGCGGTAACATCCAAACTGTCCTCAACTCCAAAACGCAAGATGCGTACAGGCTTACCCATATCTTTGTGCAAGTTACCTTGTCGCAAGATACGCCCATTGCGTTGGGTATAGTCCATAGGACGGTTGGGCGCATCCAAATGTATCAGTGTATGCAAGCGCTCCTGAATGTTCACGCCCGTACCAAGCGTAAAGGTCGAACCGAGAATCACGCGAACCTCGCCACGGTTTACCTTTTCAAAGATTTCAAGTTTCTTTTTGACGGTCATTCCCGACCTCATTATTACAATCTCATCAGCAGGAACACCCTCTGCAATCAATTTGTCTCTAATGTCATCGTACAGGTTGAAACCGCTCTGCTTGTTTTGGTAATTGTCGGCAAAGATGGCAACCGTACCTTTGTAGTCGGCTGTTTCTTTCAGTGAGCGCAAAGTCTGGCGTACGGCTTCGTTGGTCTTGCTGTTCGGATCGTCCTCCGTATCGGACAGAACCAGTCGGGCATCCACGGCTGCGGCTTTGGCAATACCGTACATCGTAAGAGGAATATGGCTATTCTCTTTCTTTTCCTTGCCACTCATCTGCTCATACTGTTCAAGTTCGTTCTTTACGAACTTCATAATGCTACGCAATGCACGTGTCTGTGGCAGATAAAGATCTTGTGCCTTTCCTCCTTCCATTTCGGGAATCTTGTCCTTTACTCCACCGGCTTCTTTAGTCAGGACGGTATCGGACACTCCCGACCATATACGCACCAGTTCAGGAAGATTGACATATCCGGCGAAACGGTTGTTCTCTTTAAATTTTCCGCTTGTGGTAAACTCCAACATTTGCTGAATGTTACCGAAGTTGCGCACAAAGTCATCAAAGTAATAGATACCGTACTCTTTCATCGTGTCAGCCGGCATGAGATAGCGCATAAATGTCCAAATTTCTGCAGCGGTGTTGCTAATGGGTGTACCAGTGGCGAATATTACGTTCCGTCCGTTGTTCTTTTCCAAAATGGCTTGTGTTTTCAGAAATACGCCTTGCGACTTCTTACTGTATGACGGGTCCACGCCTTTAACTCCGCGTTGCATGGCAGTGGCAAATCCGAGATGCTTATACTCGTGCGCTTCATCTACAAGCAGAGCATCAATGTTCATGTCGTCAAAGTTTTCCACATCGTCAGTCCGACGATCAAGCATTTCCATAGCTTTAACCTCTGCATTCTGCAAGGCTATTGCACGTTTCTTTTCATCGTTGGCAGTACGTTTTTTTGAAGCATTATTTGTAAGTTCGACAAGTTGTTCCTCTAACAATTCAATTTCCCGTTCAGCCTGTCGAGTAATCATGCTCTTTCCGTCTGGATCTTCCTCTTTCATCTTTTCAAGAATAAGCATCTTCTCCTCAATCTTGTCCTGCACGAAAGCCATTTCCCTTTCCTCGCTGTCAGGGATAAATTCAAAGGTCGATTGGGGAACGACAATCATGTCCCAATCGTTGTAGCGTATCTTGGCATAGAAGTTCTTTCTGCCTTCTGCATTACGGTCTGCTTCTTCAAGTGTCAGTATCTTGGCATTGGGGTACAGTTCTTTTGCACTCGCAACAAATTGTCCAACGGTAGCGTTCTGTACTACAATCATCGGTTTGCGTGCAGTCCCTAAACGGCGCATTTCCATAGCGGTGGAGATTAGAGTAAAGGTTTTTCCAGTTCCAACCTCATGGGCAAGCAACAAAGGCTGTTGTGTGCCTCTAACAATGGCTCTGCCTTGATGCGGGCGCATCTTGAACTCATGAGAAGCACCACCGAAATATTCTGGCACAAACTCATCGGGTACGCTCATCGGCACAAAGTTGTTGAACGTGTCATTATAGATACGTTCAATTAATGCAGACATTTTCGGATCACTTTGCATCTTCTGCCTTGCCCAATCTTTGAAGTCCTGACGAATTTCGTCAATCTTGGCAGCGCATGCCTGTGTCGCTTCCTTGTCGGTGATGGTCTCGGTTGTGCCGTTATAATGCTTCTTGGTAGTGGAAACCGTGATGCTCTTATTCTGAATGGCGGCTTCTATGAGGGTGTGTCCCATAATGGTTCGACCGAGCATTTCACTGGTTACACCCATTGCGCGGTTCTTTTCATAGTTAGTAAAGTATGGTTCTTTCATAAACCAAGTACCACCAACAGCTGTAAACCGTACGTCAACCTCCGTGCGTTCTTTTACGAAATCCTCATATAGTTTCGGATCAATCCAAGAGCTTCCGAGGGTAAAATCAATCAAATGCGCAGGAATTTCCATAGGCATAACCTCCTGCAATGCCCTGATGTTACGGTCAAATTTCCCATTCTCGTTGTTTTCCTTTGCTTGACGGAGTTTTTCGCGGATATTTCCACTCAAGTACTGATACGATGCTTCCATCTGCCGGGTTACAGGGTTCTCGAAGCCATAACCACTTTCGATTATTTCATTCTTCACATCCTCGATACCTGTACCAAGTTGTTCCGCGATGTATGGTACATCAACACGACCGAATTTGAAGATACTTGCAATAATACCGTCCTTGATATTGGTTGGAGTAGGCTCTTTCTCTTTTTCAACAACACGCTTGCTAAATATATCGGTCTTGTCAAATTTCTGTACCCGGTTCCCTTTTTCATCTGCCGTTTCTTCAAACTTTTCAAGAGCGAACACATTGGCATAGTCCACATCATTACGGAGGAATGCAATGGCTGTGTTCTTGTTGAAGTGTCCGTATGTGGAAACAAAATCATCGTATGCCTTGTTGAGTTTGTCAAGCAAGGGCTTCAGTCCCTCATCACTTTCGTTCTCGGTCTGATAGGAAAGGACCTCTGCAAGGGCGTCCTTGATGGCGGTGTACGCCTCGAAGCATTCCACTTTCGTATGTCCTTTTACCTTATTGGCATTCACATCGAGAGGTTGTGCGCTTGCGGTTGAGTTGATGTACAGCTTTCCGTCTTTAACAAACACTTCGCCAATCTTCTTGCCGGGCATTGCATCAGTGACAAGTTCTGTGCTGCGTTCGCCAAATTCCTCTGCACTGAATGAACGGACAAACTCCGATAACATATCTTCCTGCTTCTTGTCCTGCTTAGGGTATAAACCCTTGCTTGTCGGGCGGAAAGTGTCGCCTTTCTCAAATGCAAAGTGCATTTCACCTGCCATATTTTCGGGATGTTCAATGAAATATCGGTTGTAGTCCATCGAAAGTTGCTTGATGACAGGCGTTTCCTTGCCCTTGACCTTGCGTGTTTCCCCAGTGTCGTACTCCGTCATACGTTCTCCGCTCACATCGCTTACATCAATGGCATGGACAGACTTCTGTCCGTTCACACGCTTGCGAATAACAACGATGTCAGAGGTTACTCCGGTGCCGCCGAAAGTCTTGTTGTGCATACGGAAAGCACCCACGAAGTCTGAACCTCCCTCGCTCACAATCCAGTCACGGAGTTTCTTGCTGTTGTCAAGCGTACCGTTGGACGTGATAAAAATGCCTAAACCGCCCTCACGCAGTTTGCGCACATTCTTTGCTATACAGAAATCGTGTATATTGTGGAATTTCTTCGACAAGTCTTTGTCACCCGTGATATCGTTTACACGGAGTCCGGTAACGAACGGAACATTGGTAATAGCCAAATCCACACTGCCGTTAGGTATGCGTGTCTGCTCAAAGCCCTGTATTTCCACTTTGGCATCAGGATAAAGGAGCGAGAGAATACCGCCTGAAGTTCCGTCAATCTCTATGGCATGGATATCGCTACGCTCACTGATGTTTGTAGGCATCTGTCCCAAGATATTGCCGATACCGGCAGAACCTTCAAGAATGTTTCCACCATTGAAGCCCATTTGTTCGGCAATGTCCCAAAGCGTATCCACAACGTATGCCGGAGTGTAATAAGCACTATTTGCACTCATTACAGCCTCTTTATACGCCTTTTCGCCAAGCAATTCACGGAGTTTCTTTGCAATGGGGTTAGGAGCATACGATGTATCTTCGTTGAAAGCCTTACCCAAACCGCCCCAGCCGCTAAACTTGCGAAGGGTTTGCATCTGTTTTTCTGTAGCCTGTTCGCCACTTTCAAGCAACAGGTTTGCAAGCTCGATAGCCTTGATGTTGGCTTCGATACGTGCATCTACCGATGTCGGAGCATGGTCTTTGCCACGTTCCGAATGGTTGTTGCGGGTGTTCTTGGGGGCAAATGTATTCTTGTCCTCATTTTTGCGTGCAACTTTGAGAATAGCATCAAGTTCCTTGCGTGTTACTTGGAATGGTCCGCTTATATTGTCATTGCAATGGAATACGTTGGCAAGTTCATAATAGACAATACCGGAAACCTCATGCTCTCCTCCGAGTTTGTCGTTCAGGCGCAATGTAACACCTTTGAGTTCATCGGCAAGTTTTCGGTTGTTTTCAATCTCTTTCTTGCGTTTGCCCTCAATGCTTTGTTCGTTTAAGGAATCTGAAAGTCGAGGTCGCACAGCCCTATCGACTGCATCGCCTGTTCCTTCTCTTTCGTTGTCAGTTCCTCTACCGGCTTGTTGTTCGTTTTCGCCACTTGTTTCAGTGCCTCTTGATAATCCTTGCCCGTGTCGATTACCGTTGGTTGACAATCCTTCGGGGCGAACTGCATCATTTCTTCGTAATCCATCTTTGTTATTAGTTTCGTTATTATCAAATTGATTGTCAAACAAATCTAAGCTGTTTGATTTACGCGAAATTACTGTTTTTTTCTCAACCTTTTTGCGCGTCGAACGAGTTTTCTTTATACGTTCTTCAGCAATTTCAACTTCCTTGTTTACTTCTGCTTCTCTCGCTATGGTTTCAGCAGTCGCAAAAATGTCAATGCCAGGTTTATCAAAATTGGTTACATCAAATGCCTGAACTTCATCGTAAGAAGACATTTCTTTGTTCAAACCATTTTCTAAAACTTCGGGCAGGTCCCTTGCGCCATTATAGAACGCTTTGAGATATGGACGTATGGCATCACCCAAGTCTGCAATCATGGCCGTTGCATACTCGGCAAACTTCCGCGATCCTTTCTCCAGATGATACACTGCCATTTCCGTACCGATTGCAAGTATCTCTGGATCTATGCCGATATTCATTTGACCGAGAAGTTTCTTGCGCATACGCTCGCGAAGCTCAGCGTACCGTTCATCGGTAACAAGACGGTTGCCGCTCGGATTATTTTCCGACTTAGGCTCTTGCTTTACGGTTTCTGCTTTTTCTGCACGTGCAATTTCCCTAATCTTGACCTTGTTTTCAAGAATAGTTTCAACAGCATCACGCAGCTCCTGATCGAAATTCTTAGGATTGCGCACAATCTCCAACATTTCTTCAGGACTGTTTGCTGTGTAATTGAAACGTCCATCCCCAATAGGGATAGAGCCGCTCACGTCATCACGCTTCAATGTGGTATATCCTGTTTCCTTGTCAACAGAAACAGAGTATTGCCATACAGGGGTATATTCCTGTTTTTCCTCTTGCTTCTGTATTTTCGCCTGTGGAGACTCTGCAAACTGCACATCACCGTCATTGACCTTAGACAAATCGGACAGGGATAATGGGGGTTGTGATTGTGCATCTGTGGCGTAGTCAACCAATCGTCTGGCATCTTCTTCACTACGCATCATAAATCCACGTTTTTCTCTATCCCACCAGCCTTTCATCTCTTTGGCGAACATGGCTGTGTGCTTCTGAACTTCCTTGCGCAATTCCGACTGAAATTTTACAAGGTGCATGTCCAATACCTTGCCTCGCTTGGTAGTGTATTGTGCCGGCTCAATAGTGTATCCATTGCCGGAGACAGAAGATTCCACTTTTTGAGGAACGTCTTCTGTCTTTACACTCTTATATTCTGCAAACGCTTTTGTCTTGCGGTGGCTGCTACCTATCCATTTCTCGAAATCCTCCAAGTTTACGGGGGTTACCACCGTCTTGTGCTTCTTCGCCCAATCTTTGTCATAGTTGGCGAAATAAGCCGTCTCGGCATCGGCCGCCTCATTGAAGCCAAGCATTACCTTATGCTCGTCAAAGCTGCCGTCCTCGTTGTATTGATCCACCACAAACGCTTTTCGACCGTTCCACCCATCAATATCATCAGATAGGAACACATCTATATGGTCGCCGTCCACGCCCTCCGTACCACGAATGTAGCCGTAGGTGTTCTGCATGGTCGTTTCCCACTTCTTACCATTAGCATCCACGCCACTACGAACAGAACCTTTCGGTTGCTCGATGCTAATATCAAATGTACCTACACGCACATGCCCTTTCTTGTAATTGCCGGCTTCCTTCTGGGCTTCGGTAGGATTTATATCGGTATTTGCTTCGGCATCTGCAATTTTTTCGCTTAAATCGTTGATATTACGAGATGAATCGCTATCTTTGTCGGTAGAAGAGCTTTCGGTTTGCAGAGGAGCTGTGTCATTCTGTAATTCAGTATCGCCAATGTCTGTCGTCCTGTCGGTAGCCGTTGGCTTTTCTTTTTCAAAGGCAGTCAATAGCCAATTCTTCTTCTCTCCATCCCATTCAAGGCGCACAGCCGCTTTATGCGTTTTACTCTCAAGGTTTACACGGTTAGCACTACGGCTTATCACCACCATGTCGTCTAAGATGTCCTGCAAGCTGTCGAGAACCTCGGGGTGGAACTTGGCAAGTTTAGATAGTCCAAAGCCATTGCTCTTCCCTGTCCCCTCTTTGCCCCAAACAAGATCTATGTCTCCGACCTCTTTGTGGTGAAGTGCACCTATCGCTTCTCCGCTTCTTTTCCTTAAGAGGAACTTTATCGCTTCTTTAGCCTTGCCTCTGAATTGATCATAGATATCACCAAAGACTCCTTTACCTATCGGTTTTATTTCTCCGGGTGCGCTTTCTTGTGCAACTCCATTCGCGCGATCAACACCGGGGCCAGCCGGTTCTCCTGCTTCAATTTCTCCACTTCGCCCGGTCTGAGCAGATTGTTCTCCTTGCAGTATCTCGCTGCCTCCTTCGCGTAAGACATCGCCTCCGCTTTCGTCATTTCCTTCAGTGTTTTCATCTTTTTCTGTTCTATTTTGTGCTAATATAGCATCTATTTCTTCCAGTTCTTCCTGGATTGCCCGAATTTCGTCAGCCATCTGAGAATCCAACTCAAATTGTTCTTCATCAGTAAGCATCTTTTCTTTAAAATCACGAACAACCGCATCTTCGTATGCCTCATAATCTTCAGGCGAAAGGTGATAATTTTCCTCACACCAGCGAGCATATTCGTTATATTCTGCCTGCCGCATCTCCTCGGCTTTCGCTTCGCGGCGGTTCTTGATGTAATTGATCAGATCGCCACGGGTACGCGCCGTCGAAAGCACCTCAATAATAGCATTACGACCAGCATTCGGATCTTTCTGGTCAAAGAAATTAGTGCCGTTCTCTAAATCTGCCTGCATCAGGATTTCGCCGGCACGCTCTATCGATACGCCACCTTTATCTTTCCCGGCAAACAATCCAAACAGCGAACGGGATTCAGATATACGTCCTCCGGTTTCACGTCGATAATCATCCTGCAGCAACTTTATAGAACCATTGGCCAGCATTTGCGCAGCCAGTTCCTCCCCGCTTTGTGGTGCAGTATTACGCATTAAATTAATGGCAGCTTCTTCACCCGGTTTCACACGGGCATCCTGCAATTTTGATTTAATATCTTCCCAATAGCTCTTTTCTTGTTCGATAGGCTTCCGCCCTTCTTCCCACTCTTTTTTTCTGGCTTTATAACCGTCTATATCAAGCTCCATCATAGGAGCCTTTTTGCCCGACTCGGTTAAACGCCTTTCTGCATCAGAAATATGATTATTTACAAACTGGTCCACTTCTTCAAGTGTCAGGGAACCGTCAAGAAGAGCATCTAAAGTATCACTAATTTCTGCCTGATGATAAATAGGATTACCAGCCTCGTCCATGGGAATAGATGATTCTGGAGTATTTGACTCTTGGTTAATCGGAATTTCCGTCTGGGATGCTGGTAAAATAACATTTTCTTCGGCAGAACTATCCACATCTGGCGTGACAGTCTGGTAAAACGCTTCCAGATCTGCCAATTCCTGTTTTTTTACACGTATTTCATCCCGCAACGATGCACGTTCCCCACCCGATGCTTTCTCAATCCGGGATTCTGACTTGGATATTTCACTTCGTTTATTCTCTATATCCGCACGCAAATCTTCAAGAGCCGTCTGAGGAGATTCGGAAAGGGACGTATATTCATATTGCTGCTGTGGAGTCATGGCCTTATAGTCGATCGTCCCGTCATTTCGTTTGGGCAACGATGCGACAACACTCTCCAACGTCTTTTCCGGCACATTTTCTAACACTCTGCTGTCTCCATCCGTTGAAGAATCCTCATTTGGGGTTTGATTTTTTGACATATTGTCAATAATAGAATCCACCCCTATTTCTTCCGTCATGCCATCAACTTCAACGATAACACCTCCATCATCGCTCATCTGCTGCACTATCCCTTGACGACCGTCCACCAAATTCACCAAATCGCCAGGATTAAACATCACCGGCTGCATATCTGCTGCTTCGGACTCCTTCTCTTCTTGTGCAATCACTTCGCCGGGGACCGTGTTTATGATATCGGCATATAATTGCTCAACTGGATACTGTTCGATCAAACTATCGAACATTTCAGGTCGTCCTTGCTGGACTTTGCCATTTTCATCAAGATAATACAAAATATCATCCGACTGTTTTGCATCCACCAATCCTTCTTCGTCAAAAACAATATTACCGCCTGTTATATAAACCGGCTGGTCTGAAGAAGGAAATTTGACTGTAACAACTTGCCCCATGTCTTTATTGGCCGTTCGGCCAATATCATCCATACGGCGTCTTGTTTCTTCGTCAATACGCGACTGCACATAGTCTACATATCCGTTATAATTCAGCAGATCAACCGTGTATTGTTCAAGTTTTCGCTTTTCCTCCGGATTCAAGTTCTTAACCGATGCAACATTATCGATAAAAGATTGTATTGATTTCGGATTTTTCAATCGATTAACGATCGCGTCATTGAACTTTTCCACATCTTCATGCAGGATTTCCCCGGCGAAAGTTGAAGATTCTTTATATCTATTCGTGATCTGCCGTTTTTGATAAGCACTATATCCTTTAGCTGCACCAATAAAAGGAGAAAACTGTGCACCTCCCATTGAACCAGCAACACCGGCATCAAGCATCGTTTTAAATATATTGTCATTACGCTCTACACCTGTTAATCGGTCTATCGCATAACTGGCAAGAGCATTTCCGGCCTCTTCCAAGCCTTCTGAGGCTATCGGCATTGCAAACCAATGTTTCCCCTCAAAAGAGGCTATCTTATCAAGAAAATTCTTCTTTACAAGATTGGCGGCTGCCTCACGACCACTCTTCTGTAAGATATTTCTTACTGTACGGCCCATCATCCCCGCGCCAAAAACTTCAGACAAACTTTCGGCCGCACCCGTTCCAATCGCATTAGCCCATTTTAAAGTTTCGCCCATTTCTGGATTTTCCCGGCTCAATTCGTCATATTTGTCAGAAGCAGTAGTAAGCCCTGCTGCAACAAGTCCCGCACCACCTGTTGCAGCAATAGCAGTAGAAGTCGCAGCAGATTCGGCTGCATCCAAAAAAGCTGAACCGAACGCCCCTTGATAATCGCCCTCGCTCCATAGGTCTGAAAAACTTTTTCCTTTATAGCGATCCGACCGTTCATGCATATCTTCTGCGAACGCTTCTGCGTTTTTAGAGAGTCTTTCTAAACCAGCATTCTTATCTGGAATATGAGCAATCATGCCAAGCCCAGGAATAGTACCCGCAAGAGACTGTGCAGCCGCACCAGCTGCCCCTTTAGTATGCTCATTTGCCCAATCCACAGCAGATTCGACAGGGGTAGTGATCTTTTTCAGTAAATTGGTAGAAGAGCCTACCAGACGGCCAGCGCCAGCAGCAAGACGTTCGCCAAAATCCCCAAAGAAATTATCCGTATCTCGCATCTCATCTACGGAGATATCCGGCTCTGGATGTTGCTGCATGAATATATCATATTGTGATGCCTTGACACGATACGGCTTATCCGGCCTCTCAATTACTGTCACAGCATCTGGATATTCCGATGCAAAATCAGGTATATATTCTGGGGAGACATCATACTTAACCCCCTTGTTTTCAAAAATAGGCATAACTTTATTTGCTTTTCGGTTTATACTTAATCACTTCTTGTTCCGGACTGAAATCAACAACCTCTTTTCCATTCAAGTATTCAGGAGGACGATACGGCCCGCTATACTCCTGTTTTGGTAAAAATCGCTGTAAATATTCATAAACGGTCTGCTGTGTATCTTTCGGCTCATATGCCCCGTTTATAATCGACTCCAATTCATCCTGTAACTCTGGAAAATCCTTTATCTTCCTTTTCACAATAGATAGCATCTTAGTTGACTGATCTCCACCTTCACCCATTTGCATTTTTATGTCGTCAACTGTACGCCTGTCATTAGGATTAGAAGCTATTATTTCCTGCATCCTATTGTATAAATACCCAGCTACCGCGGTTGCTTCGTCTTTAGGTATCACTGTTTTTCGCCCATTCTGGCCAATCAAATAATCGAACTTATCTTTTCCATTCTGACTTGCCGCAATCCTCTGCTGCTGGAGTTTTAGCATCGCTTCTCTATATTCGGCAGTCTTTTTATTCTCCTCCGCCCGCAATCGAGCATTTTCAGCATCTTTCTGTATCTGCCTGTTTATATCCGCCAGTTTAATCTTTGTATTAGTATCAAACTTATGCTTCTCCCAATCGGCATTAGCTTTTGCAGCAGCAGCGGCCCTTTCATTTTGATAATCCTGTAAGCGGGCATTAAGAAGAGCATTATCGAATCGGACGCTATCTGCCCGCTGAAGGTCTTTCAGTCTTTGCAATCTTGCGTCAGCTATGCTTGTGTTCGATTGAGGCTGGTCAAATATCCTACGACCGGCTACACCAGTCGCAAGATTGACACCTAACCCCAATATATCCGATAACATCCCAAGTTTTTTCTGCCGTTCCGCTTCTGCGACCTCTTTTTCATATGAGCGCGGCCTGCCGTACTGACTTACGATATCATATATAGTTTGAGGCTTAATGGTTGTTTGTGATACCGGTTCCACCTCTACTTTATCTGGATATTCCGGTCGAGGAACATTTAACGAAGAACCGGACAACATAGGCGTATCTTCAGCAGGAGCCGGAGTAAACGTGCCGTCCGGCTTTTGTCTTGCTTTTAGCTTTTCGAATAATAATCCCATATCAATCCTTATTTATTCCACACACTACCCAGTCTATCTACCATCTTACCCGCTAACTTGGAGTTTCCAAGCAGGCTACCAGCAGTCTGCAAAGCACCACCAGCCATACCGGCATAACCTCTTTCCGACATGGCTGATTGGCCAAGACGAGCCTGATCAAGTGCATTCTGCTGATTTAGGTACAGGGATTTTACATTGTTCTTATACGCATCGGCATTTGCCTGAATGCCGGACGCGGCATCAGCAATAATTTCATTGTTCGCCTGCTTTTGTGCAACGACAGCTTCCGGGGTTGCGCCTGTTACAGCCGCCGAAGCTGCAGCAGTTTGGTTGCTTTTTCTCATCGTATCCCTTACCCGCTTCATGGCCGCCTGTACATCCGATCGATCCATATAATTCTGGTAATATTCGCTATTGAAGAAATCTTCATTTCGCTGTTTAGCTTCGCGGATGATCCGATCCTGACGCTTTCTTTCTTTAGCCGCCTTGATACCTCCAAACATTGAATTTGCAAGCCCTAAGCCGCCTCCTATTAATCCCAACAT